TAGAATAAATAATATCACCTTGTACTAACGATATATCTGTCTTACCTGCTGTAACTGAGTTATCAGCTGGGACTGCAATTGATATTGCAGAACCACATTTAGTTACAAAGAGAGTTGAACCAGTTGGAGGGGGATCACAGAATCTAATACCATCAGTACCATCTAAATAGAAACCTTCTCCACTAGCACTAAATGTACCATCATTAGGTTTCTGTATAACACCGTTTAATACTACAATTAATTGTGCAGCTTGTGTAAGACTAGCATCACTAGTTGACTCAAATAAATCATATTGATCATTAGAACCATTAAATGTAGGTCCAGTACCATTATGTGCTTGACCATTATCTTTAATACCTAATATCTTAAACTCACCTGTAGATGTAACCTGACCCCATGCAGAGCCATCATGGACATACATCTTATTGGCAGTAGTATCAAAGTATAAGTCACCTTCATCATTATTAGATCCAGGTGCTGAACTTGCTATACGATATCTAGCATTAAAGTCATTGATATCATCAGATAACTGTTTAACATCACTTTCTGCTGCTAATAGTTTATGATATTTATAATAATGATTACCACCAGCATTACTAGCAGGATCTGATGAAACCATAAGACCTACACTAGCAGCTAAAGTTTCTCCAGCTAAAGAACTAGGAAAATCTGTAATAACTACATTATCTGATCCAGCCCCAGTTCTTCTTGCAGTAATTGATTTAAGTGTACCATCATTCGTGACTACAACACCAGCTGCGTCTGCAATACTAATTACAACACCAGACGCTGGTTGTGTAGTAGGAAAGCTATCTTCATTTGCTATAACTTCAAGACCACCAATAGGTGCTATCTGTGCTGCTACATAATCTACAACAGCTCCAGAAGTTGGTAGTTTTGTATCATCGTCTGTGATGGTTGTTTCTTCACAACCTATCTCAGTCATTGTAATTGCATTATCTTTCATCTGAACATTACCAACTGAGTTGGCATCTAATTCAGATGATCCTACAGCACCGTCTGCAATCTGTGCAGAGCCTACAGCATTAGCAGCTATATTAGCAGCTGCAACTGAGTTATCAGCTAACTGAGCATTACCTACAGCATCTGCTGCAATCTCAGAGCTACCTACTGCACCATCTTGTATCTGTGCAGACCTGACAGCATCAGCAGCTATCTCAGAGGCTCCTACAGCCCCATCAGCTATCTGTGCTGAACCTACAGAGTCTGCAGCTAAAGCAGCTGAACCTACAGCTCCATCTGCTATTTGTGCAGCTCCAACAGCATCTGCAGCTATTTCTGAGGAGCCTACAGCACCATCTGCAATGTGTGCTGAGTTAACTGCGTTACCTGCTATCTCAGATGAGCCTACAGCTCCGTCTTGTATTTGAGCAGATCTAACTGCATCAGCTGCTATTTCTGAAGCACCTACAGCTCCATCAGCTATTTGAGCAGAACCTACTGCATTACCTGCAATCTTAGCAGATGTTACAGCATTATCTTTAATCTGTGTTGTACCAACAGAATCAGATTGTAACTCTGAAGAGCCTACTGAATTATCTGCTAAGTGTGCAGAATTAACTGCATTACCTAGAATCTTAGAAGATGTAATAATATTATCTTTTAAATCTTGAGTTGTTATTGTTTGTTCTTTTTCTTCCCAAATAGCATATAATACTTGCTTTTGGTTATTATTTAAATCATCTGCTTTAACTGATGATCCAGCAGTAAAAGTTGCTTTAGGATCATATTCTCCTGTATTAGTAGATATATCTGTATCACGATATATACGGATTTCATTTGAACTAGTCGGTATATTACCTGCTGTAAATACTACATTACCACCACTAGTACTATTATAGCTAGTTATATTATAATGTGTACTAGCTGTTTTTATAGTACCATCTACTTCTACTTTTACATCAGTTTGAGTCAAGGAAGGGAATGAGAAAGCTTTTGTCGCATTTCCATCCCCTGTATAGTCTACATAAGAAGTTGCCATAATTTATTTATACATGTTGAGAATGGATTGCATATCTGAACCAGTAGTTTCAGTTTTCTTTCTAAATCGTTTAAGTTTCTTTTCTCTTTGCTCTTCTTTAACACGTTGTATTTTTGGATCGCTTTGTATCTGACCCCATGCTGCACTTCTAGCTAGGTCAAAGTAGTATTTAATTTGTTGGTTATGATAATAATCCAAAGGTTGATAATCTCCTCTCTGACCACTATTTATATCAGCTTGCATTTGTTGTAATGATTCAAGAACTTTAGGATCTTCTGCTAATTCATTTAATACAAGTTCTAAGTTTTGTTCACCTATAGCTCTCTGGAAATCAGATCTTATTTCAGGTTGATCAGTTAAATTTGTACCATCTGGTGCATAATAAGTACCAAGTCTTAAATCATAACCACTTGAGAATAGTAAATTTCTACCTCTACCATGAGTTAAATTTAAAGATATAGGAGATACAGCATTAAAAGCTCTAGTCAAGAAATCATAATCTTTAATAGGACTACCATCTAATAAATCATACTTAGTAGGTACATCTTCACCAGGAAGATATTCCATATATAAGTTTCTATTTCTAAGAGATTGCATAATACCAGAGTTAATTTCCTTCATATGAGGATTAAATAACTTACCTAGCTCATTCCTTAGACCAGCTAAAGGCATAGTATTATTAGCTAAACTAGCTATAATTCTTTCTGCTTGACCTTCTTTACCAGCGAATAAATCTACAAACTGACTCATTCCAGCAAGATAAGACTTACTTGTAACAGCCTGTGCCATAACAAGGGCTATTTTCTGTAACTCTTTCTCTGTCCATTCTTCACCCATTAACTGACTAGCATCACCTACATCAGCAATAGTCGAGAGTATAAGGTTAAAAGGTTCCATTGCCTCATAACCTATCTGAACATCACCTATTGTAATTGTTCTAGGTTTATAATCAGCATCTATCCAAGCTTGTCTTTTCTGTCTATCAGCAGGACCATTGCCTGTTAATTTACCATTCATCCAAGCCCATGATGCCATCATTACCATTCCACTACCCATTGCAAACCTACCAGTTTGTAACGCCTTAGCATTAATTAACTCTTCAGCTGTTTCAATACCGTATTGTCTTACATTACTCAAATCATCAATTCTAGCAAATGCTATATCATTCCATTCTTTAACTAAGAAGTTAAATCCAGGTGTATGTTTAGCAGTTAAACTTAAACCATTTACACCAGTTCTAGCAAATAGAAAGAAAGGTTTAGCCCATGGATTAGCACTAAAGACATCATTTAATCCTTTAGCAAATCCAGTAAGTTCTTGAGTAAGTGTTACTTCTTTACGTGCAAATTTAGTAGCTTCATCTAATATATCTCCATTACCATCAAATATTTCACCATAGAAATCATCTTGATAATCTCTCATTAGTTGAGGTGTGATTTCAGGAAGCATGCCTGAATTAGAGGCTTGTATATCCAATACTCTACGCATAGCTTTTTCCCTCATCTTAGCTCTACCTAATATATAAGCAAACGCATCATCGGTTGCAGCCATTATCTTAGTAGAATAAGTAAGAAAATTACTGTCATTCGCTCTTCTGACTATATTAGCCACGTTGAATGCAGCTCGTTCCCATTCTGTTGCTCTACCACTCTCTTCAGCCCAACGTCTCATGATTTCCCAGTTATTATCTCCTCTATGGAATTCTGAAAATCTAGTTTTAACACTAGAAATATCTCCACTCCAATATGACTCTAACTTAGTTCTAAATATTTTAAATGATTCAGGTATAGCTTCTATCATACCAGCTACAGAAGCTAAACTAGCACGTACCGTAGCACTATCGCCAGTAAATGGATACCTCATTGTAGCTCCAAATAGAGTAGAAATAGGTCTTAAGAATGTAGCTGTAGATGTACCCATAATAGCTCTCATAGGAGTCTTAGGTCCACTTAGTACACTAAATGTAAACATCCCTTCCATTTCTCTAATTAAAGCACCTGTTCTATCAGCACCTTTAGGATCTATTTTACCACCAAATAATATCTTTCTAGCAAAATTATCGAAGTCATCTAATGAATGCACATTCTTCATAGCAGAGAATGTTTCAAATAAAGCATTTAGTAATTCATCATTAGGTTCATCTTTAGATATTTTAAGCATATTCATGATAGCTTCTTTACTATCAGCCATATCTTTTTTTAATGTTTCTTCTAGATATGCTTTCTTTTGTCCAGCTTGTAATTGTCTAAATGAGTCAGACTTCATGATTCTAGCCTTCTTAGTCTCAGTTAAAGCAGTTAACATAGTATCTACTAACTGTTTTACTGGACCATCTTTAGCAGTTATATCAGCTAAACTCATTAGTTCTCTACCACCAATACCAGTATCTCTGATTTGATGTAATAAAGAACCAATAACCATATCAGCTACTACTACATTTTTAGATGTAAAGACTTCTATATCATCTATAACATCTTTATTAGCTTCAAGAAGATCTTTTAAGTATTCTTCAGGAGACATTTCAACTGCATTCCTACCTACAGTTATCTGTTGGTGTGCTTGGATTGCGTCTCCAAATGCTTCAGCTAAAGTTGTTCTACCTTGTTTTACAGCTTTAATAATACCTTGAAATTTTTCATTACTATATAGACTCCTCATAATTCTCTCAGCCATTTTATCTGAGACGTCACCTTGGATACCTATACGTTCTCTTTCTGCAGCTGTAGTAACAGGACCAGCAGAACCATCTTCTGAACCGTAATCATTTCTAGTTCTACCAAGTTGTTCTCTAGATAATTCAGGATCTACAGTACTTTGATGAGCACCTTGATGTGGTTCAGCAGTACTACCATTCTTATCTGCTCTCCATTCTGCTTCAGCATTTCTAACTTGAGCTAAAGCAGATTCTCTAGTTTGATCTGAAATACTTCTATTTCTAGCTTCAATTTGATTAACAACATGTCTATTACCTTTACCTAATAGCATTGCTGAACCATCAAATATCAAACCAATACCCATACCTTCAACGACATTCTTAAACTTCATCATTACAGGATGGTCTGTATCTCTAGTACTCAATGGTGTATCTATAAATCCATAGTGATCTCGTAAGGATCCAAGTGCATTATGTCCGTCTGATTCTTTAGAGATTATATCAGATACGGCACCTACTCCAGCAGCTCTAACTAAGCTACTAGTACCCAACCATGCTCCTTGTAGACCTATTCTAGCTAGTGAATATTTAGCTGCGGGTATGATGACTGCTGCTAAACTACCAAAGTGAACTACACCTCTTAATAATTTACCCCACCATGTTTTAGTTTCAATAGGATTATCATAGTCTACAAAAGGATCCCAGTCTGGTCTGTAATACCCTTTCTCTTTACGTTCTCTAGCTATCTCACCAGTAACAGCATCAAGTGTACGCTCTGGAAAGGTAGTTAAAGATGAGGCGGTATCTTGTAAACCTCCTGATAGAATAGACTGTCCTTCTTTAACTAATCCTTTGAATCCCCAGTTTTCAGCATCTCTAGGATCTTCCTGTTCAGCCTTAGCTTGAGTATCTTTTTCTACTTGTTGCTGTAATTGTAACTCATTAGCTTCATCTTGTTGAGTTAGTTGATCTATATATTGTGCATCTTGTTCAGCTTCAAGTTCAAGAGCACGTTTATCAACTAAATTATTAGGATCATTTTCCATATTAATTGTTTAAGGTTTCATCCACAACAGCCTTAGCTGCATCTGGAATTAAATTTTCTAATCTTAACCATGGTGGTAATTCTCCTGCTATACGTACAAATTCTGCATGATCTTCTCTATCAATATGTACTAATCTACGGTATTGATTAACGATACCTCTAGTATTATTACGAGTATTAGCTTTATACCTTAGCCTAGCTAGTACTACTAAATCTTGAGTGTTCTCATCAAATACATCATCATACTTTAAACCTCCCATTGCTACTACTTGTTCTAAAGCTCTAGGTTTTAAATCATACATACCTATATTAGTATAACCTAAGTTAGCTAATTCAAGTACTTCACCAACAGTTAATTCAGTTATAGGACGTTCTAACTCTACATATTCACCATCTGGATTACGGATAGATTGATACTCACCATTAGCAATAGCAGGGCTATTCTCTTTTAGTAAATCTAACATCCAAGTAATATCTTCATTATCTTGAGTTACTTGGTAAGTTCTGCTATCTGAAGGATGATAAGATAATTTCTCTTGATCATATGCATCTAAATTCTTTTCTTCTGGGAATACTAATTCACCATCTTTTAATCTACCAGTAGCTACTAGTCTACGTTTTGCATATTGATAGGGACTTATTTTCATCCCTCTAGTTATTTGATAGAAATATTCAGGTAGATTTTTTTGATTAGGATTCTTACTAAAATATCTTGCAGCACCAAGTATATGCTCATCTTCACCATCTAAAGGTTCAGGACTATCAATTAGATTAAGATCTTTAGAAATTAGTTTTCTATGCTTTCTCAATAGATTAGTTTTACTTATATCACTCTTTTCTGTATGAGCAAATGTATCAAATTCTCCGCTAGTTAAACCTGCTAATACTGCTCTTCGAGCTTCAGATCTAGCATCAATCTCATTTAATCCTCGACCTCTTGCAGCCAGGAATGCCGCTACATATGCATCAGTAGCATTTAACATATTAGCTTCCCATTTTAAACTTTTTGCTCTACCTAAAGGTCCATCATTCTCACCTCTATGAGTATTTATAACAGGTCTTAACCATTTTTCCATGATATCTTTTTCACCTTGACCCATGCCTGGACCACCTATTATCTTTTTCCATTTGTCCCACATTGTAGGATCTTTAATACCGTAGTAATCTTCCCATTTAAGTGTTTCCCCACGCATATATCTTTGAGTTAAAATTCTATCAGTTTCAAGATCATCAGCAGCTTCTGCAGTTAAATAACTATTTAAATATTCTGGTATTCGTGTAGTCTTAAATGTATCCTGATACTCTCTTAATAAAGGAAGTACATGCTCTTCAAAAAGTATTGGTCCATCTGTTCCCTGTAATTTTTCTAAATGAGCATCTCTTAATTTTACTTTTTGAAGATTTTCATCAGATTGTAAATTCTTAATTTCTTGAGATTGTACTTTTTGTAGTGCAGAATCAAGTGCAAACATTTGAGGTTTAAATAGTTCTCCTACTGTTGTTTCCTTACCACCTCCGTATGGTGTGAGCTTTGTATTTCTAATTGCTTCTACATCAGATCCATCTAATAAATTGTTTTCAACAGCCAGTTGTACCATACCAAATGCTTCCATTTTAGCTGCAGGTACACCTATCATATCTTTATGTATATCAATATATGTAGTTATATATGATGGATCTTCTATTATTCTTGCTTGTATTTCTTGAGCACGTCTACCTTCCCAATATTCTTTAACTACTTTTTCATTCCCCTTTAAGAATGCTATTCTATCTTTCTTAAAATTTTTATATAACTCACGCCATACATGTCTTTTAAGTTTTCCTCTAGGAGCAATATCTTTTAAATGATTAGTTACGAATCCCATATTACGGAGATACATATATTCCCATTTATTAATATCTTGTGTATCTCCTAACACATTATAGTCAGGTGAACCATCAGCACGAGTACCTATTTGATGCCTTAAAGCACCATTAACAGTTGCCATCATAACAGGTAAATTTTTAACTGCCTGCTCAATTTGAAACAATCCTCCTAAACTTTCAGACGTTAATCCATTTACATCTAATAAGTTATGTATTTCATTTGGGAATAGGTATTGACCTTCTTTACCAACTATACCAGCAGCTTGTGCCCTAGCTAAATTGAGTTGGTTATCTGCTTGTATATCATCTTGCTCATCTTCGTCTGCACCAGGACCAAAGCGCCTACCATCAGGCTTGACTTCATATTGATTGTTTTCTTCAGCTTCAACTGTTTTAATAAATTTACTTATATCTTTATATGTTCTAGCCCAGTTAATAACAGGAACAGCATCTTTTTCTAAACCTTTAGCTATTCTAACAAGCTTTGCACCTGCTGATCTTTTAGGATCTAATCTAGCATTCTCTTGGTTCACTAACTCAGTGAAGTACCTTTCCATGTCTTTGGTGTATTTATCAATACGATCATTGACATTAGGTACAGCATCATATTCAGTTTGTTGGTAGGGATTAACGTTAACAGGAGTAATCCCACCTATGTTATAAGATTGAGTCATAATTTTTTATTTAGTGCCTGTAATACCTTGTGCAAGTGTTTTCATCCAGCCACCACTACTACCAGTTGCAATCTCTGTAAGTCCACTACCTATACCTACAACACTACCTGCTATACTTAAAGCATTCATTGCAGTACCAAGTATTTGTCCACCAGTATCTACAGGAGGCATTGTTACAGGAGCACCCCAATCAGGTTTCTCACCTAGAGCAGCTCTATTCTTAGCTTTTATACCTAGGTATTCATATAGACTACCTTGATAAGCTTTATCCATTTGTCTATTTAAACTTCCTGCTTGTTTATCGACCAAAGCTTGTTTAGCAAGGAATTCCATCATACTGGATCTAGCTCTTTTTCTATCTCTACCTACACCACCACCAGGAGCAGCATATCTAGTTTTAGCTATCTCTCTAGACACAGCTTGTGTAACTTGTCTAGCTTTGCCCATAGCAGCTAGGGCTTGTTCATATGCATCACTCTGTCTTCTACTGAATCCAGTAGCTGCACGTTCTTTACCTCTTTTATAAGAGGTTTCTCTATTCCAGTACTTTACACTTTCAGCACCGTACTTGTAATTTTTTTCGTTTATTCTCTGTTGCGCTGCATGTCTGGCAGCAGCGTTAGGATCAGGAGCGCACACGGCAAAATTCTATAAAGGTTAATTTATTTGGACCATGAGATTTTTTCTTCAAAAATTTAAAGCCCAAAAATTTAAGTAGTTTTAAATGAACAGTATTACGTTCATCAACGATATTCCACAAGAGATCTTCTTGTCTACTTTCTATGAATCGTTTAGCTTCTCTAGCGAATGTAATAGGATACTCATGGATTGCGGGTGTGCATAACATCCATACTTCTCCTTTAGGTCCGACTCCAGCCATACCAGCAGTCTTGCCGTTAGGCACCTCGAACCATACACAGGATCCCCTGTGAACAGCCAAAGGGAGTTCTACCATAGGATCTAGCCCGTGACCTTCTTCGACTTCTCTACGGTCTTCTGGACGTAGATTAGAGGCTACCTCAATAGCAGCCTCAATCGTTGCGGGATGAATGTATTTCGTCACTGACGTCTATAAAATTTAGGTGAATAGTTCCCTTCCCATGTCATTGATTTCAATGTAGCAGGTGAAGGATGAGTAGATTTAATTCTTATACTTACATTTGTATTCTTTTCATATACAGGTATTTCTTTTATAACTTCTTCTACATATGGAGCATCAGAAGCTTCATATTCATCTAATTCTGTAGATTCATATATTTCAGTATAATCTGATTTTCCTAATCTAGTTAAAGTAGTTTCGTAAAGACCTGTCTTACCAAGATTAAGACTTACTCGATGTATTACTAATGAACCGTTTATATCTGAAACCCAATTATTTTCTGATACTTGTTTGGTAATATATATTTTAGGTAAATCTACTTGATAAGTATATAGTTTACCTATACGTAAATCAGTAATAAGCTTTTGTATTTTATGATTACCAGTACCTTGACTTGTTATATTAACAGCAACTCCAGCATTAGCATTACTAAGACTAGAAGCTAAGGCTATATTATTAGTAGAAGCATTAATAGCATAATAAATAGTACCATCAGTAAGACCTCCGGCAGCACTATCACCTTCTACCCATCTTACCGCATCACCTGTACTAAAACCATGACCACCTGTAACGGTTATCTGTTCATTACTTGCATTAAGAGCTGTAAACGGTACTACATGTTCTACATTATAATCCCAATTTCCTGGTACTGTGAAATCATCATCATTAATTACAGTACATTCAGTATATCTACCTATTCTAGTAGAATTAGAATTTGAATCAACTAATACTAAGGGATGTGAATTGGTAGTATCTATTTGATCTATCCAATCAGTTTGATCAGTAAATGTAGTAAGTTTAGTTGTTGCATTATAGACACCATTAGCTACAGTAGTATAATTATCTAAATGTAATAAATAATTAATATCGTCTTGATCTATACTTATATCAGTATCTAATTGTTTAAAGTTTAAAACTTGTAAGAAGTTATCTGTATCTAATATAAATAACTGATCATTAACTATAAATTGATACTTTACTTTTTGATTTACTTGCCATCTAAACCAAGCAAGTTGAACTCTAGGTCTTTGTGGATTACCAGAATTCTGCCATTTATAAATATATAAATCTGAAGTATTACGTTTATTAATAATGACATATCCGTTCTCTCTGGATACCGATATATCAGTTAAATCTTTAGGTAATAAAGTAGGTACTGCTATAGAAGCTTCTGCGAAAACTGGTTCACCTTCTCTTCTAACTTCTGTTATCTCCCATAACTTACTATATTTACCTGAGTTATCTATAAAGCCTTGTGTTTGCCCTAAAGAAATAGGTGATAAAACTTTATTATAATTATAAGCACCTACTACTCTAAGTTTAACTGTATCAGGATTAAATACTGTATCATCAGATGATAGTAAAAATTGTTGATTAGTACTAAATACTAATAACCCTGCATTAATTTCTAAACCATCAAATAAATCAGAAGGATAATCAGAACTAGATGCTATATCTATTGGATCTACGGGACTTACAGTAAGTGCTGTATCAGACCAAAAATTACCTAGTTGTCCAGCTCTAGATAATATAACATTTTCACCAGATAAGAACCCTAATCTATTACGAAAAAATAATACTTTATTTATTGTCTTACTACCTGTAGCAAAACTAGGTATAGGATTAGTATTATTATCTCCAATTTCTCTATCAGCCCAAGTATATTCTTTAACTAAGAAATCTCCATCAGCTTGCCTTTGTAATATATGAGGCATTGTAGCTGCATTAATACTCCTAACTATACCAGGTTCAGCACATTCTACCCAAGATCCAGGACCATCCTCATTATTATCTCCAACAAATTTTAGATAATAATCATCCTCATCTGACATCTGAGCATTAGCTACTTTAACAATATAACCATGCTTACATTGATTAGGTAATTCAGTTACATTATTAACTTCATTAGTCATTACCCTCATCAAATCGTTATTTTGAATTTGAATATTAAATTCATTTGCTGATGAAAGATATAAACCATTACCTATTATTGTTACATCAATAGGATTGCCACCTATAGCCTCTATTTGTGTTCTTAGGTCTCCTAATATTTGATCAATACTTACAGCTGTATCCGCATCGAATGGAGTAGGAGCTGGTCGGATGATACCCTGTGGTTGGTCACCAGTACCTATATTACCAGGCAGCCTAGCAGAAGCTACATCTGTTACTTTAATAGTATGATCAAAGGTTTGACTAGCTTCAGTGAGGCTTACTTTAACTTGATCACCATTCTCCCAACCTCTACCACCATGTAATAAGGTTACATCTCTGCTATAACTGCATCTATAATCCATATTATCTGGGTTAGCATCATCACCACCACCACTAAAACCTTGTTGACCAAGTACTGTTACTCTAAATACTAAGTTTTGCCTGCCATCATCTGAGTCAAGATTAGGAGTATTACCATTTGCTCTAACCCATGTTATATCTCCTCCATCTCCTGAATCAACATTATATACTTGAGTTCCTATACCTCTACAAGGTCCACTACCATGACCTTCGTCCAAATTGTCAGAATGGTGTTCTATTTCTACAACAGTTTGGAGAGTATATTTTGTGTCATCAGTGCCCCATATATTACATCCATATTGTCTGCCATTTTCTGTTCTAAGAATATCTATATAAGCATTAAAATTAGCAACTTTAGCAGGTGTAGTATTTGCAGTTGCTACAGGTTTACTTCTATTAAGTAAAAATGTTGTATCATTAATAGTAAGAGCTTGAATATCTTCTGTATTTGCTGAACTGCTAGGTGTCAAATAATCTGTTATAGATGTATGAGCTGCGGTACCGGAATTGTATGTACTATTATCTGTAGCATACCATACATTCTTTTCAGATCCATCATTACAACTCCATATTCTGACCCTACCATCTGATGCTACTTGTCCTATATATGATCCTTCTGTTTCATCTCTATGGTAATGAAACCAAGAAGTTGTAGTATCTCCTCCTGCAACATTAGCTAATGGTGTAGTACCTATTCTTTTAGTACTAGGTCTTTTAACTAAACCATGTACTAGATCAGGTATGACATTAAGACAATCCTTTACTCCTCCTGGTGCTTTTTTATCATCTGGTTGTTGACTTATACCGCTATTATAACTAGGGATAGTCTGTGAAATTGATGCCATTATCGTCTAAGATTTCTCCATGGTTGATAGGTAGTATGTACAGAATCTTCTGGGAAACCAAACATTGTAGTATTAGATTGGTTACATTCGTATTCAATACAAGATGCTCTAGCATACTGTTCTTGCGTAGCTAATAGCCTAGTTAATTCTTGATTAGCTACAAGTTGTGTAGCAGCTCTTCTTGAAGCTCTAGCTATTATATATCTTTGAAATACTGTAGGTAAATCATCAAAAGAATATGCTTTTATAATATCTAAAAGTATCTCTGTATGATCGGACCAATCATCAGTATGATCATATTTATCATATAAATACCCATCTCTTTTAACTACATCATATACTCTCTTTCTCCATCCCTCTGTTACATCCATCTTAAGAATATCATTACCAATAACTATCTTACCAGTAGTAGAATCAGGTGTATATGTTACATGTTTCTCCGAATTGAAGTGCCAACCTTCCGCCTGTACATCAATATTAGAATCTCTTAATAAATTATATATAATTGCTATCTCTGGATTATCTTTTTCTTCAATAGTAGTTACTGGTGATTGACCGATAGCTCCCAGTATAGCATTCACAGCGGATAGTTCGGTATCGGTGTCAGTTGTCGTGGTCGCCATAGGTTAAGAATTATGAATAAAAAAAGGGAGCCCGAAGACTCCCAATATGTTGGTTAAAATTATAAGCTTAAGTGAAGCTTGCGTTAGAAACAGCAGTGTTGTTCCAGTTAGAAGATACGTCGATTCCAGCAACTAATTCAACAGCAGCAGCAGGATTTAAGAAATCTGCCCCCATTGCTAAACGTCCCAGTATCACATCTCCTTGGTAGACCACTGACACATCACCACTTGTTACTTGAACTTGTGGTCCGATAGCTTCTACAACACCTGCAGCTTCCTTCTGGAAGATAAGTCCACAGGA